CTCGCACCTTATTTAACATCGAGGAGCAGAGTCCTATTACAGTTATCGACGATTTCGCCGGTAACTGTTTTCCCGCTCTAACGAGTGGGTTTTATAGGTCCTCTGGAACTTATGTTACATCTAAACTCTATACCGTTACTAAACGTAAGGTATGGGGAATGGGTGCTTTTAAGTTCTACGCTCCCGAGTTTGACGACTTGAACCGCGCGTCCCAAGGGACATACGGAGATGTGATGCGCTTACTCCATTATTATGGTGCCCGCGTATCGCCAACAGTCGTCTGGGAATTAACACCTTGGACTTGGGTAGTCGATTGGTTTACGAATGCCGGACGTGTCTTAGACAACGTCACGTCACAAGTTTTCGATCGACTAGTAAGTCGGTATGCCTATGTCATGTGTCTTTCGAATAAGTTCGCAGTCAACCAGACTGTGATCCATTTGAAAGACGGTGATGTCCCTTGTCTGTGGACCCAAAGGGTCATGTCACAGAGAAGAGACGAGGCATCTCCTTACGGTTTTGGACTGACGAGTGGAGATTTATCCGCTCGCCAACAACTCATCCTGGCTGCTATCGGGATAACCCGAAAGTAGACATAATAATTACACAAGGCCGGGAGGCTTTGTGCGGATAGTATGTCGTTCAGCTTAGGATCCTCTTTGGTCTTCAATCCCGGGTGATGGAATGGGATCCCATCACTTTGGCCAAAGAGTAAACTCCCTTAGTCTTAGGAGGTCACTCGATGTTTACCGATCCACAATCCATTACTATCTCTGGCTTTAATGGCGGTGCAGCGATTTCGCTGCCCCGTACTTCTAGCCAAGGTAGCAAGAGCATTTACACGTCTAATGACGGACTTTATGTCCTTACCATTAGTCACCAGGTCTCGGGGACGCCGAATACGGCGAACTATCGAGTCCGGTCGATGTATCGTATCGACGTTAAGGTTTTAGCGACTGATCCCTTTAATGCGGATAAGTCGATATACCAAAACTTCGGTACGTACATAGTGTTGGACAAACCTGCCTTTGGCTTTACCGCGGCTCAAGAAGTCGCGATAGTCACCGGGTTGGTTGCCAATGTCTCTGCAAGTTCTTACGCCGCCGCCACCAAACTGGTGGGCAATGAGTCGTAATGAAACCGAGTATAATACTCGGCTAACTACACCTCAGGTGCTCGATCAGCCTTCTTCTTCAAGGAAGAATAAGACCGAGTTGGTGGAACGTTGGTTAGAGTTAGCATTAGTCGTCTTAAAGATGATTAATGCTGCTCGAACCACAAAGAACTAGTTTAATGGACGAGGAACCGGTTTTACCGGGGTAAATGTCGAGTTTCGAAGGACACCCCCTAGTCAGGAGGAACCTTGAAAAGCGACTTAAAAG